AACTAATTTTTGAGAACCGACAGGTACTCCAAAAATCATAAAATCACCACTATCATTTGTGGTTACAGAAAATTTGTAGTATTTATCGTAGATTTCTACCGCAACAGGATTGACCAAAACATCTTCTAAATCAGGAAATGACCCTGTTGCAGAGTGACCCGGATAAGAAGGTTTATAAGGTAATAGATTATATTTATAACCATCTTCATTTACGTCCTCAATGGCCTTGTAAGGATAAATAGAACTGATAACAGGATTTAAATCATCCTCATCTGTTATTGGTATAAATATAGATAACTTTGCGTTAGGAACTCCAAAACCATCATTAACTGATATCCTACCTACTACAACACCATAATCCGCACATTGTCTTACATAAAGTTCTTCTTGGGATAGTTTTACCGATAAAATTTCAATGAATTCGAAATCTTGGTCTAAATTTACGGTTACGGCTTTGTCTTTCCCAACCTCTGTTCTTATTCTTAACGACTTTGGCATTAAATACTTTTTGAATAAATAGTTTATAATCTATTTTCAAAAAATAATCGAACTAATTGAAAAATAAATTTAATTAACTGAAGTTGACAGTTTTTAGGTTTTTAACCCTAACTGAGATGTCTTTTCCAGGGAATCTAACCTGATACGTTTGAGTAGGTTCCGCAAAGATAGTTTCATCTATTAATTCGATTTGTTTTGTCTCAGAATTTGAATATCTTTGTGATGTTTGTGAAGAAGAATACTGTCCCCCTACTAAATTAAACACATCTATTTGAGCAACAGTAATAACACCATTTAAATTTTGGATGTCTTTTCTTAACTCAGATACGTAAACATTTTGACCCATTTCTCTTCTTGTTGGAGAAAAATAGTTTGACACTATATCAACAATTTGTGTTATAATTGTACCTTGATTTTGGCCCCCATCAAGAACAACGTAGACATCAAACTTCAAATCGATTACTTGAGCGCTTTCAATAGAAACATAGTCATTTATCATTCTATAGTTAGACAGATAATTTGCAAGATTAGATTTTAATGTATTCGAGATTACATTAGTGAGTTTACCTGTCGAATCATAGGACAAGCATTGAACCCTAATTTTATTATCTTGTTCTGTAATAGCCACCTTAGCGGGTGCTCCGAACTGTGACGGCATTCCTCTGATTATTGATTCATAGTCATTAATCGTTACCGCTCTTTTTTGGGCTGCGAAATTGTAAGTTACATAGTTTCTAACTTCTTCGACCGATGGAACATTTGCACCACCTATTGCGGCAGTTGTATTTGTACAATTAAGTGAATTTATAACTGAGGTATTCTGTGACTGAGAAGGTCCGTTTACTGCAAAGTTTATGGTACCAAGTTGGTTTATAACACTAACACCGACATTAGAACTTATTCCACCTCCAACTCGATATTGAACAAATAAAGTTGAGTTAGCCTTAAGTGTACTACCTAACGCCAAATTGTTGGAGTATTTTTGTAGGTTTAGTGGATTACCTGTAGCGGCAAATTCTCTTAATTGTTCATCGGAAGATTGACTTCCCCCTCCAAAGGTCATTTTAAAAAACCCTTCGGGTGTAAACTCTGTTATAAATTTGTTACTTGTAGAAATGTATTTTCCAACTTTAACCCCTGGTTGGTCTGTCGCTTTGGTTGGGTCCTCCACAAACACTTTATCCTGTATCAAGGCATCTACTTCATACCATTTATTATTTGTACCCAAAAACTCTTGGTCTGTCGGAACATTCGCATATTGTGTTCCATCTTTCAATAATACACTCGTTACACCAAGAACATTTTTTTCAGGTAAAAATAACTCAAAAAATGGAACAACATCATTTGGTAAGATTGTTCGTTTGAATACTTTAGTTATTCCGTTTACTACTGTTTCTCGTTTAGTTATTGTGTAGTTTAAAATTATACCATTAGAATCTAAGTTAGGAACTTTAGTTCTGTTCGGAAATCCTTCATTATTGAATGGTGATGAAAAATCTATATCGTACACTGTTTCGAACGTTTGTCCGGCACCTTGTACTTGTGAACCTCTTCTTAATATTCCACAATATCTTATATCTTCTTTATCTCCAAATGCTGGAACAATAATTGAGAAATCAACCAAAGCAACTGATGGTCTTTGACCAGGAACTTTAAGTCCATAGGTTCTAGCTATATTATATATTGATGACCTTTGTTGGGCGTACTGCAAAACAGTCTCTTGAATACTTCTGTCTATTTGAAATTGTAGGTTATCTGAGACCGCGGCATTTAAATCCAAAAGTACTGAGAATACTGATGCGTCGTTTACATTAGCCAATAAGTCAGGATAATAAGTTCTTACAAAATTTATTAATTCAGTTCTTATTGACTGAAAATCTCTGACGGTATATGATATTTTTTTATTTGCCATAGTTTAAATATTAATTATAATAAAATCACTAGATTCAAATGCGTTCGAGGTAACTACAAAATCTATCTTGACTCTTGCGGTATGTTCTTTTGTTCCAATTCCAGGTACCCTGAATACTCTTTCGTCACCGGATATAACTGTTCTATTTTCAGACTCTTCTTCGGTTGAAGCGTCAAAAACTTGTAATGAAGTTATTTTGAGATTTGGTATGTATTTTTGTACAGAATCTCTTATTTCCGCTTCTATTTGTGAAAATGTTGGCCCGTCTAAAGGTTCAAATATATATTCCAATAATCTTGTACCAAAATCAGGTAAAAAATATCTGCTACCTTTTCTTGTCAAAAGAAGATGTATTAAATCAGTTCTCAATTCATCTTTTGGTGTTGTTGATAAACTTAAATATCTACCATCTTTTGAATCATTGAACGGAAAATTTATCCCGTATGTAACTACATTTGCCATACATATAAATATGAAAACATTTGAAATTGATAATTAATTTTTAATTCCAGGTTTTACCATTCCAGTATTGAAACCCTGGCAATTTTTTTTTGTATTCATATTTAGGATAAAATTCGGAAATATAAATATAATTATATGTTTTCTTGAACATATCTATCAAATAGTAATAAGATAAAGTTCCGTAAGAGTTTTTTTTGTAATTCTTATCCCAAACAAAAGAAGAAAAAAAAATTTCACTATCAAAAAAATTCACAACCCCTACCGCAACATCATCCATAAAGAAAGTGTAGTTTGGTAAGGATAAATAAAATTTCAACAATTCTTCATTGAAGCATCCAAAAGGTTTAGAATTTTCAATTATTTTTTGTAAATTACCTTTTGTTGAAACATTTATTTTTGATAATTCTTTTTTTCTACGAGTAGATATTTCTGTTAATTTTAATCTTGAACTTCTACACTGATACCATATATCATTTTTGTATGGTAGCCAACCATTTTCAAACATGAATTTGATAGATTCGTGTTCTCGGTAACATTCAACTTCAAGTAGGCAATTGTCATTATCTGAAAGAACACCAACATCATGATTGAAAATAATTTTCATTACTCATACTTTTTATAAATTTGAGACCTGTCTTCATTTTTTTCTCCTTTACCAAGGTCAGTGTGGTCATAATTCATTAAATCAGTATCAGGTGTAACCCATCTTGAGTTTCTTTCGGCAGTCCATAATGTAGTATTATATTTTCTATGAATAACTAAATCATCTTTGATAGTAAAAGATGGGTCGTGTATTGTTAATCTATTGTTTGGTTGGATTGCAAAATTGCCATTATCCATTGCAATAAAATGTCCGCATTTATGTTGTGATGGAAATTCACTTAATAAAAAATCTGTATCTGATGAATCCGTAGAACTTCCCCAATCTAATGTAAAAAGATATCTACCCTGATATTTTTCTCTTCTTCTTGATGTGAATTTGACTATCTTATTTTTCAATATAGGATATGAAGTAACCCCAACATGGTAAGAAAAAGAATCCCAAAGAACTAACTCATCTAATTCTTGTTCAGGTGCGTCTTCCTTCCAACAAAAAGCATGTATTGGCATTCGCCACCACAAACCCCCATCTTCCATTATAAAATGAAATAACGGGGCTTGTGATGGTATTGAACACATTCCAAAAATATAACATGGAAATTTTTTATCGTGAGAATCTTCTTGATTTCTTAGAAAATTACCTCTGATATATGCCTCAACTACTGGAATAGGTGTATTTAAATATGCCATATTTTAATTAATTAAGCAGAACATCCAAAACATTCGACCAAACTACTGTCGGGTCTTGGAGGTAAATTCATTTTACTGTAATCAACCTCAGGTAATGGTTGTGGTTTTGACTCTTTACTAATATCTACCGCCAAGTGTTTTGCTCCTGTTGAAATTGCTTTTGTTCTAACGTAATAACACATAGTTTTTAATCCGTTTTCCCAAGCCCTAAAGTG